CGCCGCGTTCTGGATCAGGAAGCCGGCGCGGCGCGCGACGATGAGCTCGCGCACGCGCTCGCCGGCGCGCACCAGCACGCCGCCGTCGAAACCCATATCGACGTTGATCGTGCCGCCGACGCGCGTGCCAAGCTCGGCGGTGAGGCCGAAGGTCACGCCGCCCGTCTCAGGGGTCACCGAGCGGTCGATGAACTGGCCCCACACCACCGGCCCCCAGGTGCGCGCCATCTGCGGCGCGAGGCCGGGCTTGTTGATGTTGACCCGGCTCTCGCCGACGAGCACGCGCTGCACCTCGAACAGGCGCGCCACGTCCTCGCGCGTGACCATGCCGCTGGTGCCGGAGTTCCGATACACCGCCGAAACCACCTTGGGATGGCGGCGAAAGGCGGTCCACGACGGCTGACCGAACCCGATCTGGTTCGGCCGCATCCAGCAGGCGTCGACCATCTGCTGGATCGCGCCGATGGGATCGGCGTCCGGCGAGGTGAACATCGACGCGCCGGCGAGGGCGAGCTTCTGATCCGCGTGATAGGCGGCTGGATTGGTGATCGCGGCGGCGACGCGGACCTCGCGATCGAGCAGCACGATATTGGCGGCGCGCTCGATCGCGCGGCCCCGCACATTATAGCCGCGCTTTTCGGCCTGCCGGATCGTCGCGTTGTCGAGCGGCACGTCGATGCCGTAGTCGAGGATCGACGCGCTTTGCTCAGTTCCTCCAATCTCGACGCGATTGGGCGCGGAGCGACGACCGACGCGGGTATCCGCCTGCGTGAACAGCTCGGCCTCGTCGTATTCGTGCCACTTGAAATCCCGGTCGGCGACCGGCGCGCGCGGCAGCACGTCGTCGGCGATGAGCGCGTAATCGGGGTTGCGATAAGTGACGGCGATCGCCGTGAGTTCTGCGTCGAACTTGAATTGCTGATTATCAGGCATCTGGCGGGTCCGTCAGAAAGAGAAAGGGATCAGCCCTTGACCGGCGTCGGCCGGACGTAGACCTGAACGTGTTGGCCCTCGCCGAGCGAGGCCTCGAGCGCGACCGCGCCGCCGATGACGACGACGCCGGCGGCGGGCGCGGCGGCGACGGCGCGGCCCTGCGCGTCGGGGATCAGCGCCGAGCCAGGGGCGAAGGCCGCGCCCGCCTCCAGCGTCTGGATCTGATCGAGCGCGATGTCGACGCGCTCGCCGGCGACGAGCGCTCCGATCACGCCAACGACGCCGGCGAGCTTCTCGCCGGCCGCGCCGGACGCTTGCGCGACGACGCCGTCCGTCGCCGTGAAGACGGCGAAGCGGCGGGGCGCCATCGCCCCGGCCGACGTCATGTTCTTGATGACCCCAAGCGTCTGCATCGCGATCTCCCTCAGGCTGCGAGCGCACGACCGCGGCGCGCGCGCTCGACCGCTTCGGTGGCGGACAGGCGTTCGCCGCGCGCAGCGGCCTCATCGACGAGCTTGCGCGCCTGCGTGGACAGGGTGACGAGGTCTACCAGCTGGTCGCCATCCGGCGGGGGCTGATTGCCGAGCCACGAGGCGGCGAGCAGTTCGGGCCGCGCCTTGAGCAGCGCCTCGACCTGCGACAGGCCGGCGTCGGTGGCGCAGAGAGCCTCGAAGGCGGGCCGCTCGGCGGGCGTGAGCTTCTTGGCCGCCAGCGCGTCGTCGAGAACGCGACTGACCTTCTCGGCGCGCCGCTCGCCCTCGATCGCCGAAAGACGGTCGGTGGCGGAGGTGAGATCGGCGAGCGCGCGCTCGTGCACCGCCCTGGCGACGGAGCCGGTCAGTCGCTCGTTGAGCGCGGCGAGGCAGTCCGCCTCGGTCGCGCCGCCGGCGAGACCGAGAGCTTCGGCGATGGTCTTCATGGATGGGTCCTTCGCAGGATGGGGAGAGAGGTTCGCGAGCGCCGTCTGCCGGGCGAGCGCGGGCGCGGTGACAAGCGCCCAGGCGCGCAGCCGCTCGACCGGACGCGGCGCGCCGTCCGCCGCCGGGGCGGCCATGAAAGAGGGAGAGCCGTATTTGTACTTCTTGGCCGCGAGAAGCGCCCGGCCCTCGTCGAGCCACTCGACGCGCGCCTGCAGCGCGCCGTCCGCCAGGCGCAGATCCTTGATCCAGCCGACCGCGTCGGCGCGCGCGCCGGTCCATGCGGCGAGGTCGGTGGCGTGATTGACGTCGACCGGCAGCTCCAGACCATCGGCGCGAAACGTCGCGATGATCCGGGCGGGATCGACCTCGTAAATGCGCCCGTCTCGCGTCTCGACTTTTCCGACGGTGGGAAACAGCGTCACCCAGGACGGCGCGTCGCTCTCGGCCGGCAGCTGCGCGGCCAGCGCGTGGACGACCAGTCCGGCCGCGTCGGCTTGCGCGACGGCGTCGATGGGCGAGAGGAGAGCGGAGGGCGAGCGCGACATGGGCCGCACCTTCGCCGATCGCGACGCTGCCGTTCAGGACGAAAATTTGCGCTCGCGCGGCGATCTCGCCGCCGCCGTCACGCGCGCCCGCCCCGTCACCCTCGCACCCGGTGTCTAAGAGGCTTTTAAGAGCGAATAAGAGCGGCTGGAGCGCGATGACGAGGCGGCGCGATGGATCGCCGCCCCGAAGCGCGCTCGGCCCTCACAGGGCATCCTGCGCGGGCGCCCTTTGCCGGCGCGCGGCGAGATGCTACAAGGATCGGGCGCGGGATGCACCAGCCGTTCGGCCGCCAACCCCGTCGAGGGGCCAAGCGAGAGGAAGTGACGCCCTCACCGCGCATCATTCTTCTCCTTCGGCCGCCGCGACGAGATAGCGTCCCGCTTTCTCCAGCTGGTTTTGCGCATAGCGCTTCGACGACGCCTCGAAATAGGTCATCACCCGCCATGCGCCGTCGCGCAGCACGAGAGACAGCACGCGCGTCTTGCCGCCAAGCAGCAGGAAGGCCCACATCCGATCCGCCTCTTCCGGCGCCGCGCTGCGCTGGATTTCGCCGTGATCGATGACCGTTTGGACCAAGGTCCAGTCCTGCGCTGTCGTGCGATGCGAGCCGAAGCTGTGGCCGATCCCCTCGTCGGACACCGTGACGACGTGTCCGCCGAGCGCTCTCGCCTCGTCGACGCGCGCGGGGATGATCGCGACCGGCGTGTTGGCGCGGCTCCACGGTTCAGCGGCCTGAACCATTTTTTTCGCATCCGCCTCCGCGACGCCATTCTTCGCCGCCTCGCTCTGGAGCGCTTTGCGCCGCTCCCATCGCCGGGCCGCGCCTTGGTGCAGGCGCGCGAAGTCGTCGCCTTGCACGACATCCTGCACGACGGCGCGCGCGGCGCCCTCCAGATGGTCGACGCCGACGATGTCCTGCAATTTCTTTTCGAGCATGTCCGCCAGCTTTCGCTGACGCCCCTGCGCCATGCCGGGGTTCCAGCCAAAGCCGGGGTCGATGCCCGCCGGAACGCGCTCGACGGCGCCGGTGCGGGCGTTGACGAACTCCTCCCAGACGATCTTGCCGGGCTTGTCCGTGTAGCCCGGCGTCGAGAGATAGCGTTGCGCCTCGCGCGCGCTGATCTGGCGCACGGCGCATTTGCAGCCCCAGCCGTTCGGCGGAAAATGCGTGCGCCAAAATGCGTCGTCGACGGGCAGCACGAGGCCGACGAAGGCCAGATGCGCCTTGCGCGGCTCGCTGGACGTCGTGCGGACGTAGAGCAGCTGCGGCAAGGCGCGCTTGGATTTCTGGATGCGCTCCCACTGCCCGGCCGCGCGCGCGGCACGCATGTTGGTGTCAAAGATCGTGCGCATCCGGCGCGGCGTGCTGATGTCGACGGTCTTGGGCGCGCGCGCGCCGGTCGGATCAGCGACCTCGCGCGGCCCCCACCATCCCCGCGTCTGCAACTCGGGCTTCAGCCCCTCGCGCCACGTCTCGAAGGTCTGCCCCTTGGCGATCGCCGTCTCGATCGATGCCTTGAGCGTCGCGAGCATGTCGAGCTCGGTCACCTTAGCGACGGTGAAGGCGTGGGCATGCTCTTCCTGCCAGACGTCCAGCCAGCTGAAGGCCGGCCTCAGGCCCTTGTCGGAAAAGTAGCGCGTCACCTCGGGCGGCGGCGCGAAGCCCTTGCGCGGCGCGTCGGCCGAGGCGAGCGTCGGCATGATCAGCCGTCGCGGCCGAGGCCGACGACGGGATCGTCGATCACGTCGCCGATCCCGCGCGCCTTGGCGGTCGCGCGCGCCAGCCGCTCGGCGAGCGGGCGGACGTCGAGACGCAAGGCGTCGAGCTGGCGCAGAGCCTCGTCATAGGACCCGGCCTCGGCCGCGAGCGCGAAGACTTCGTCGAGCAGAGGCTCGCCGATGCGACGCCATTCCTTCATCTCGGCGTCGACGAGCGCGTCGATCTCGTCGCCCGGCGCCTCGCCGCCGACGCCGGCCGCCAGCCTCTGCGCCGGGCTCGCGCAGCCCTCGCAGAGGCAGCCCCGCACATGCAGCGCGAGGCGCGGCGCGGGCAACGCCTTGGGCGGAGCCGGCAAGCCGGGCGCCGCGCCCGGCTGCGCCGTCTCCGCCTTCGGCGCGACCAGCACCTCCTCGCCCTCTTCCGGTTCGCTCAGGCCGAACTTGTCGCGCACCTCGCGCTGGCTGACGCGCAGGCCGAGCGAGACGGTGCGGTAAAGCGCTTCCGAGAGCGCCTTGACGTCCTCGGGCTCCGACACCGGCCATTCGACGACGGGATAGCGGTCCTGCGGCCCGAAGTTCATGGCGACCGCCCAGCGGATGAGCTGGTCCCCGACCGTCGCCGCCATCTGCCGCGCGTCGGCGCGCAGGATGTCGATGCGCACCTCGTTGTGGATCTTCGCCTGGCCCAGAGACGCGCCGTCGTCGGCAGTCATGGTCTGGCCCAGCACCAGCTTCGACACCTGCTTGTCGAGCCGGTCCATGAGCGAGCCGAACACCTTCTCGCCCTGCGTCGCGTTCACCGCGACGAGATCGACCGCCATGTCTTCCCTGATCACCGCCGCCGCGTCCGTGCCCATCGCCTTGAGCGACCGCAAGAGCTTCAGCCTGTCGGCGTCGCTCGCGCTCTTGGGATATTTCCCGATGCGCAGAGGCACGCCGAAATTCTCGGCGAAGACCGCCCAGTCCTGTTGAGTGTAGGACTGGATAAGGAACGCCCATGCGGCAGGCCGCGCGAGGCCGCGACGCAGCACCGGGCCACCGCGCAGGCGCGGTTCGTGCGCCATGAATTTCGCCGGCGGCAGCGGCGCGCCGAGCGGCGCGTCGTCGGACACCAGGAGAAGCTCGCGCTGGGCGACGGCGTCGT